TGTTGCCGTTGCCGTTCAGCGCTGGCTTCTCGCTGCCCGGGGGCTGCAACTGCACGGACACCAGGCCGGTGTGCTTCAGCCGCTTGAGATCCCCAGCCACGACGGCGTCGGTGACGGTGTCGGGGTCAAAGCCGGCGTTGATCAGCTCGCGGATCGTGATCGCCTCAAGCTGTCGGACCTCGGCGGCTTCCTTGATGTCCTCGGCGAGGAACGGGATGTCGCGGTCGTCGTACCAGAGCTCCGCGCCGTTGGGCACGTCGATGATCGTCGCGATCGACGCTGCGAAGTCCCGCCACAACGGGCGCAGGGTGATGCTTGCCAGCGCGGTCTTTGCTTCGCCGAAGTTGGCGTAGGTCGGTGGTCCGCCGAGGCCGAGGATCAGGTTCAGGCCGGCGCCGGCGACGGCTGCGATCCGGAGTTCGCCGTGCGCTTGGGTGACCGCGAAGTCGACCTGCTTGAGGTCGGAGCCGACGACCTTCACGTCTGCGCCACCGCCGAGGAAGATCGTCTCGTAGGCATTCTCCAGCCCGCGGTGGTGGCCCTCGAACAGCGTCTTGAACTTCTCGAACGTCTCGACGGTCACGGTCGGGTCGAGCGACACCACCATGTTGCCGGTCGCGCCGTTCTCGAAGAACTTCTGCTTGTGGCGCATCGCCGACGCGTCGGCGGTGATGTCCTGCGCCAGCGGCGTCAGCCACGACATCCCGCGAAATGCTGCGGTTGGGTCGGGCGTGGGGGCGAAGTGCGCAACCGACTCAGCGAGGAGTGCGACAGGCGGCCGGCCTGAGCCGGGGCCACCGGGCTCGTAGACGTAGCCGAGCACTTCGGCGTCGAGATCTCCGGCCTCCACGTCCGGCCGGGACTTGGACCCCATGATGATCGTGACCCAGTCGGGTCGCATGCGGACGATGCGGTCGCCGTTGCGGTAGGCGTAGAAGTTGCCCGCAAGGTCGATGTCCTGCATGGCGCGGCCAAGGAGGTCGCCCGTCGTCCCGTTCGTCCACGGCTTCTCCAGCGGCTTCAGCGCCGGGCTGCCGAACAGGTCCCCGGGCCGGCCGTTGGTCCGCTGCCGGAACTGAAACCGGGCCTCGGAGAACAGCATCTGCCGCGTGAGCATGCACGCGAACACGACCCCGTTGGACTTGTAGGCCCCTTCGACGTAGCCGGCGAAGCTCTGGTCGATCTTCTCGGTGGTGCCGCCCAGCGTCTGGTTGAGATTGAGCAGCGGGTACTGCATGCCGCCGAACTTGAAGAACGACTGGTAGTCGCTCATCGACAACGGAGCGGAGCGGGAGGCCAGCGACTGGTAGAGCTTCACTGCGCACCCCCGTCGCTAGGTCTTCCGTCGTCGATCACGAACAGCCCAGCGAGCACGAGACCGACGCCGGCCGCGATGACCCCGGCGGGCATGAAGACCAGGCCAGCACCTACGGCGATCGTCGCTACGCCGAGCAGGGCGACGATGAGCGAGAGTAGCCGCATCATCGATACACCAAATGGCAATGACTACGACGTGGCGACTCCGTCAGCGCCGTTTCGATCCGGCGTTCAAGTTCTGCGATGGTGATCGCACCACGAGCAAAGTCGTCGCGAGCATCATGAATCGCCCACTGCTCGTCGGTCATATCGCGGCACGAACCGCAGGTCTTGCCCGCCAGTTTCTGGCTACCGCAGATGTCACAGAGAAGGATCCTCATCGGCTGACCCAGCCGACCATCGGCACCAAAGCGGTGGGCGCAGCGGTTGCCGAGCGATGGACCATCGCCGCCGCGATCAGCGCGTCGATGACACGCCTACGCTGACCTGCCTGCGCACGCGACGTCGAAGGACGATCAAAGCGGGTACGACCATCGGGCAGCACCTTGGCGACCGCGTTGAGGACGTGCTCGGTGAACTCCGGGTCACGCGGGTGGCTGATCCACCCGTTGCGCAGTGCTTCCATGAACTTCTCGTAGGCGTCGAACATCTCCGCTCCCTGGCCGTGCTCGGTCGGCTCGACGCCGAGGTCATCTCGCAGCCAGGCCGCGATCTCGGCAGCGCGGTCCGGGTCCATCACAACCTCGGTGATCGGATTCCGCGTCTGGATCGTCCGGAACGCCGCCTTGACCACCTCCGGCTCCAGGAACGAACCGTCCCTCGGCGGGGTCAGGATCGTCGGCACACCGAACATGCGGTGCTCGTCGTCCTTGACCCAGAGCGGCACGATCGCCGTGGTGTCGTGCTTCCAGCCGAAGTCCACGCCAAGCCAGACTGGGACCCCTTCGGGGATGCTGTCGTCGGTGCCCAGGGCCGACCACTCGGCCGCGTTGATCGCCGACTGATCCGACCGAGCCGCCTGGTTGCAGACAAACCGCCGCCAGTGCGTCTCGGTCATCGTCGGGCTGCTGCGCTTCTTACGCAGCGACTCCTCCGTGATCGTCGACAGCGGGTTGGCGTCTTTCACCAACGCGAGGTCTTCGACGTCGCCGGTGGTCGGAACCGACCAGTCATGAAGGACGCTGTTCTCACCGCGAGCCCGCGTATGACAGCCATCGACGGTGATCTCGATCGCGTCCGCGATCGACCGTGCGCGAGCATCCTCGAACTCTGTTCCCGGCTCGCCCGCGGTCGACAGCAGGCCGAGCTGGCCGTTGCGCTTAGCGAGCTTGCCGCGCCACGTGCGAACCAACGCCAGGTTCCGCGCCCGATGCGGCTCGTCGATCAAACCGAGCGTCGGGATCACGCCGTCGCCGGTCCGGTCATCGGCAGCGAACACCTGCAGCCTGCCACCCGACCGAAGGCATTTGATCCGGCGGTAGCCCTCGAAGACCTTGAACCGAGACTTGAAGCCCTCAGACCGCTCGACAAACCCCGCCGCCTGGTTGAACAGCAGCCCCGCCTGATCACGAGAAGCTGCAGCAAGCAGCGCCTCAGCGGTCGGCGTGTAGTCGCCGTGGTAGAGCGCGACACCGGCCATCAAGGTCGTTTTGGCGTTGCCCTCCGGGATGACAACCCAGAACTCCTCAACACCCGTGAAGACATCGGCGACGATCTCCAACTGAAACCCTTCGGGGTCCCAGGACTCGCCGTTGTCCAACACCATCAAGTTGGCGTACCGTCGGAAGTGATCGACGGTGAACGGCTTGAGCGGCTTATGCGCTCCGCGCTTCGCTGATCCGCGTGACGTTGTCCGCGGCGTCGAGGTCGTTGAACGGGTCGGCCGGCTCGTCTTCGATGCTGGTGGCAAAGCCCGCCGCCTTCCTTCCGCGCGCGGTCAACAGCAACTGGTCGGCCAGCGTGCTCGCGCGCTTCGTGTGCCGGTCCCACTGCGTCGGTAGCCCTGACGCAATCTCGCGAAGGACCGTCCACGCGATGTCTGGCAGCTCGTCCGCGCGGTCGGCGTACTCCTCAAGAGCCTCCAGCCACCGGAAGCCCTTCCGCGCATCCTTCGCAGCGATCAAGGCATACACGTACTCGTCAAGCAGCGGCCGTTGCTCCCACTCCCACGAGCCCTGGTCCTTCAACGCCTTCAGCGCGCCACGCCACACACCGAGCCAATGAGCGTCGAGATCCTTCGGCGGGCGCTCGGCCGCAGGAACCGGGGTCATCAGACCGCCATGTACGGGCGCGCGCGAGAGACGAAGCCCGCCGACCAGGAATTCCAGAACCGACTTTTCTTCGCGGAGAGTTGGGGCGGTGACCGTGGGGGCTGGTGTGTCTCGGCGAGGGGGTGCCCCCCTGCCCCTGGGGTCAGGTGGCGTAGGGGTCGGTGGCTTGGTCGCAGGTCTTGCATCGTGTGATCCCGTTGTTGGGGTCGTAGCTGCCGCCTTGGTGGAGCGGCACGATGTGGCAGCACCGGAGGTCTTGTGTGCTTCCGCAGTTGGTGCAGCGGTAGCCGTCGCGTTTCTTGACGGCTCGGCTCATGCGTACCTGGGCGGTGTTGTCTCGGTCCGGGTTGCGGGTGCCGGTGCCGCGCCCGGCTCCTGATCCGCGATGTGCGGGGCAGCGGGCCTGGTCGGATGGTGTGCCGCAGACCCGGCACGTGCGCTTCATCCCTGCGGCATCGTTGGGTCGCGCGGTTGTTGCTTCGGTGGCTTGGTGGGCCAGCCACGCGGGAAGGTGCGGCGCACGATGCGGAGTGCGAGCGTGTCTTGGCATCGATGGATGCCGTCGATGAAGTCGCGGAGTTCGTCTGGGTGTTGGCGGTCGAGCTTGCCGAAGGCGTTGACGGCTGTGATGAGCGCGTCGGCCACGATGCCTTCCTCGTCGGTGAGTCCGTCGTCGCGAAATGTCATGCCGCTCGCCTGTCCCAGGGTGGCGGGTGGATTGCGACGGTGAGGGTGCAGAGCAGCACTTCCATCCTGATCGCTCCTCCAGGTCCAAGTTCGGTGCGGGGCGCCGCCCATCCCCGACCCTGCGGTCGGTGCTCGGGCCGTGGCGCCCCGCGGCTGAAAGAGGACGCCCGTCCAAGAAGCCGGGCGTCCGTGCATCGTCGATCACTTCCGCGGTCGAGAGACGACCGGGCATGCTCCTGACGAAGATGAAGGTCTAGATCAGGCGAGGACGAGGGCGAGCAGCGAGCCGCTGCATCCAACGGTCAAGATCGTCGCCAAGCCCCATATGTCGCGACGTGAGGCCCATGGCACAAGCGCCAGGGCTACGAGCCACGTTGCCGGGATCAACGCCAGCAGCAATGCGAGCCTCATCAAACGATCCCCTTGGCCTTGGCGCACTGGTAGCAGTAGCCCGCCAGCCGCACCACGTAGTGCATGGGCTTGCCGCAGTCTTTGCACACGTGAGGGAGCGGGACAGCGGTCATGGGCGCCGATACGGGATCTTGTCGCGAGGATCACCAGGCGGATTGCGCCTCGGGTAGATCCCGCGCCAGCCGAGATCCGCAAGCCGACCGGCCAGCGAGCCAGCGACTCCGAGGACCGCGACGCCGGCGGTGATGACCACGCACCAGTCGGCCGGACCCCAGGTCATGCCGCGCGTCTGATCTTGAAGGGCGATGCGCTACCCGCGCCGATGCCACCGCGCTTCGAGAGGAGCGCTGTAGCGGGCCCGCACTTGGCGCAGGTGCACAGCATGTCGCCGGTGCAGGCCGGCGCTTCGGCGGCGGGTCCGAGCGTGACGACGCTCAGACGCACGGAGCCGGTGCGACAGCGAGCCAGCGCAGCCTCGTATGCGATCGGGTCCTGCGCGTGACGCGCTAGTCCGTCGCAATGCTCCGGGCACTGGCATGTGCGCCGATCCTGCGGGCAGTCGGTCACGCGAGACGCGCCTTTCGGCGAGGCGACCCAATGGTCGCCGGGGCTGTCCTAGGTGGCTGCCGGGCCCGTTAGGGCAGGGGCAGGCCACAAGCTGTCCGGCAGGATACAGGTCCAGCGGACGGGAGCAAGCCGGTGGCGCTCGTCTCCTGCTGCGGCCACCAGGCATAGGCGGGCGCATGCAGCAAGGTCGGGCTTACCGGCAGCCCTGTTGCCGGCCGGTAGGCAAGAGCGATGAACCGTCGGCCGGCAACGGTGTGCGCGAAATGCCATCCGTTCCGCATCCGGCCCTGCTTGTTCTCGAGGACAGAGTCGCTGTCGACGATCAGGCGGCCGATGAGCGTGAGAGGTCGCGCGGCGCCATTGACGATCACATCCACCATGTGCTGGCTGCCCCTGTGCTCGGCCGTAAGCTCGGCACGCACGCGGCCGAAGATGACGGTCAGCTTCATGCGGCCTTGACCCAGTCGCTGATCGTGCTCTTCGGGCGACCCAACTCCATGCCGATGAGGCGGACCGACATGCCGTGACCCGCCATGCGGCGAGCGGCCGCGATGGCTGACGCGTGGTCGACCGGGGCGGGTTCCTGCTCGACCTCATGGCCCAGGACGGCGTCGCGCCCTGCGGCTAGCCGGAGGCGCCGCACGCGCGTCGGGGCGCAGCGGAAGCGGAGCGCCACCTCCTGCGGCGTGAAGCCTTCGCCCTCTCCGATGATCCGCAAGGACTCGTCCTTGCGCGTCTCGCCGACCACGCGAGTGCGATCCACGCCGGTGCCGCGATACTCGGCCAGCGTGGAGCGCATCTCCTTCTCCACGCTTGCCCGTCCCTGATCGCTGCCCTGCTGGAGGTAGAGCTTGCGGAGCTCCAGGTGTGGCGGGTGCTGATCACCGGGCGGATGCCCAGTGCCGCCTTCGCTCTCACCGCCTCCTGTCGCGTTCCAGGACTGGGTGCTGCCGTGGGACAGCAGCTCCAGTTCCGCGAGCAGGATTCGCACACGACCCGGGATGAACAAGACGCCGGAGCTAGTCACGGCCGGTGAGGATACGACGAGGGCGGGACGGCTAGCGCGGACTACCCGCTGACGATGACGTGGTTTTCGGGGCAGCGCCGGAACAGGTAGTAGCCGACCGTCTGGCCCTTCACCGCAACGTTCTGGCCCGAGGCCAGGAACTTGTCACGGCTCTGCTCGCCCTCGACGACAAACACGAACGAGCCGTTGACCAGATCCCACCCCTGGCGGCAGACGGCGTTGAGGATCTCCGTCGGGTCCTTCGTGCTCTTGATGTTGCTGCTGCCGACCATGGCGACGATCACGGCGGTTTGGCTCATCACGCTGTGGGAGTACTGGAAGACGTGGTCGCCCTTGGCAAAGGCGGTCTCAGCCTGGCCGACAGGGGTTGCGAGGTAGCGAGCACGCTCCTTCTCGGCAGCGGCGCGCTGGCGCTCGATCTCCTTCTGCTGCTGGACCTGCTCTCGGTAGGCAGCCTCGCGCGCTTTGTCCTCGGGTGTCTTGGCCTTGAACATCAGTCGAGGGCCGGGTGTAGCAGCGTGCGGTAGATGTCCCAGTCGATGGAGTCCTCGTTGGCCCAGTTGATGTCGACCGCCTGGCCCCGGGTGAGCGCGTACACGGCCACCACACGGCTGCCCTCCTTGCCCGTCGCCTTCTCGACAAGCGGGAAGTAGAACCAGACGAGCATCTCCGGCGGGTGGTAGGCCGCATCCTTGAACACCTGCCGGAAGGCGTCCTGGGCGTCGTGCTTCATCCCGGACTTGATGAGCCCGTTCGTGAGGTTGTCGTCGGCCTTCAGCCGAAGCACGACGATCTTGCCGTCACGGGTTAGCTTGCGGATGCGTCCCCCTTCGAACTTGTCTCTCAGCTCGGACTTGGCTCGCGCCCACGTGCCAAGCTTGGGAAGGGCCGGCGCCTTCTTCTCTGCGGTGGTTTGGGACGGCGCCGGGGAGTCGCCGCTGCCGGCCGAGTTCGACGAGGTGGCCTCGCCGCAGGCGGCCACCGTGAGGGGAAGCGCCACGAGAAGCACGAGGGCGCGGATAACCGGAAGTTTGCTCATCGGGGCGGGCACGCTACCTGCCGGATTGGCAGTCGCGCAAGGCGACTTCGCGCTGTGGATGACTCAGCCGGTCGTGAACCAAGGACACGGCGGTGGCTCTATCGAATTTCGATTCAGTGCTGCCCAGCGACCGAATGAAACATTAGCGTTTACCGTGATAGTCCTTAGCGTTTTAGGCCGGACTCGTAAACGTACGCGGTGCTCCAAGCTCGGGTTCTACTCGGTGGCGGTTGCCCAGGGCCGCGGCTCCCCTTGAAGGAGCTTCGGTCCCTGGGCGACCACTGGCGTTGAGCCACATCGCCGAATGTGGCCAGATGCCTTGAGCATTACCCCATCGCTCAGATACAGTCCTGTTTTCGCCGGGTTGAGGGTTCAAGGGCCTCTCCCGAGCAGCCAACAAACGGTGCTCTGGGAATCAGGAGAGGTCGACGCATGGGTGGAGATGTACGCCAGGATGGCGGCACGGATGACGTGGGGACGGAGGGGCCGGGGAGCACCGAGGCCGCCTCCATGCAACACCCGATCCTGACCGGCCACGATGGTGGCGCCGGCCGCAACGAAGACGCCATGGCGTGGGAGAAACTCGCCACTGCGGCGGAGGAGTGCCTCAGCCTTGAGTTGAGCCACGGCGCCTACGAGGCGCTGGTGCGGATTGAGGCGGCGTATCGGCAAGCTGCTGCAATGCCTGCTCGGTCACGTCGGCGACTTCGCTCGGCCTAGGCGCACGAAGGTCAAAGTGCGCGACGAGCATCGCGAGCATCGCTTCGATTCGATCAAGCTGTTCTGGGCGCGGCGGTGAATCGTCTTCCGCCGTATCGGCTGAGGTGCTGGGCCCGTCGCCGAGGAAGTACGCCACCTCGACGTTGAGCGCCTGCCCGAGCGCCTCAAGCGCAGGGTCGTTCGGCCGGTGCAACCCGCGTTCCCATCGGGAGACCTGGTTACCCGACACCTTGCCTGGCAGTTCCCGCGCCACATCCTCCTGAGAAAGGCCGAGTTCTTCTCGCCGCTCGCGGATGCGTCGACCAATGTTGGCGACGTACTGGGCTGCCATCCATTGCAACCTAAGTACGTCTGCTGACTTTGTCCTCGTCAATTGACGCGACACGACTTGACTAGCGGTCATGTGACGAGTATGTTGATCACAAGATGCCTAGTCAAGTCCCTCGGCAAATCAGGGCGATCGTGGCGGCCAACATCCGCTTCGCCCGCATCGAAGCCGATCTAACGCAAGCGCAGCTTGCCGCCGCCCTTGGCATCGAGCCGATGGCGATCTCGAAGTGGGAGCGGGGGCTGCACACGCCTTCCGACAACAACCTGTTCGCTCTCGGCGAGCGCTTGTCACGCGACATTGGCTGGTTCTATACCGAGCACACTCGGAAGGCGGCGTGATCACGGCAGCGGCGGGCATGCCTAGCCCTGCGACGTCGTCGTTGCGTGCGGTCGATGTGATCGCTGAGTTCCTGCACTCGGGCGGGCTGCCGCTGGCGGCCGACGATGCTGCCGTGGCGATCGTGGGCGCGCTAGCGGACGCTGGCCTGGTCGCGCGCGAGATCGATCGGGGTGGCTGGCAGGACCCGAGCGCGCAGGAGGGTGTTGAGCGCCCGGCGGACCACATCTACTGGTACGACGACCCCAAGGGCAACGCTCGCTGGTACGTGCACGTCGGCTGCGACGGCGACCCATCATCCCAATGGATGGTGCCCCTGGACGACTGTCCCGCACCGTCATCACCCGATCACGAGTGCGGCCACTGCGCCGCGGTGAGACCCCTGTTTGCCGGCGAGCACCAACTGCCGACCCTGCTCGGCAAGCGCCTGGCCGAGATCGCCGCTGCGCTCGACTGCGCCGAGGAGAACGCCCTCAAGATCCTCGCCGCGGGGTTTGTCACCGACGAGCATCACGTCTGGTCCCAGGGCAAGGCCCGCGATCGGCTCTATGAGATCGAGCGGCATGCAGCCGCGACCGCCAGCGCTCCGCAGGCCAGCCCGGGTGAGCATCCGCACTTGGGCCGGATCCAGGCGGTCGCCCACCTCTCCGACATGTACGCCAAGTCGTACTGCTCCGAAGAGGCCCTGGTCGAGGACGGGGTGTCCGTTGCGTTCTTCGCGGGCCGGGTGTCCGTTGCGTTCTTCGCGGGCCAGCATCCCGAGGACGTCCGGCAGATGCTCGCTGATCAGGCCGACCTGATCTTGGAGCCCTTCGGGGTGGCCAACGTCCTACAGACCGTCGAAGAGGTACTCGGCGGTGACGAGCGCGTGCTGACCGAGGCCGGGATGGGTCGCGTAGCGATCGTCACCGACGTCGTGGACGCCGCCCTAGCCGCACGCGAAGACGAACGAGGCACCGACGGCTGCGAGTGCGGAGACCTCGGCTGCGGCGAGGCGCCCGGCCTTTGGATCGAGGTCGATCCCGCCGACCGCATGCGGGCCTGCGACGCGCTCTGCGGGATCGGTCGCGTCTTCCGCGAGCCCGGTGAGAACCCGGAGACCGGCCACGCGCGAATCCTCGTAGAGGGCCACGACTTCGACGAGGAGTTGGTGCGCTCGACGCTCCATCTCGCCGACGGTGGACCGGTGGCGATCTACTCGATCGGACCACCGGCACCGCGCCCCACCGAAGACGAACGAGAGG